ATTATATTTAACATAGGAAGGAACTATGCCAGAAGAACAAAAAAAACCATCTGAAGAATTAATTGATGTTGGCGAAACAGAAGGCGCAGAAATTAATTTAGATGAAAAAGGTGTGCCACAAAAAATAGAAGAGCCAAAGGAAGAGAAGATTGAAGTAGAGAAAGTCGAAGAAGCTCCTGCAGAAGATAAAACTTTTGAAAATGAGAGAGAGACTAAACTTGAAAAGAAAGACGAGTTAAAAGAATATAGTGAGGGCGTTCAAAGACGTATTGCTAAATTAACTCGTAAAATGAGAGAAGCTGAAAGACAAAAAGAAGAGGCTTTAGCTTATGCTCAATCTGTTAAAAATACTAATGATGAAATGGAAGGTAGACTATCTAAAATAGATAGTTCTTATGTTTCTGAATTTGAAAACAGAGTTAAGACTAGTATGGCGGCAGCTAAACTAGCTCTTAAGAACGCGATTGAATCTCAAGATGTAGAGGCTCAAATCGCTGCTCAACAACAATTAGCTGCTTTAACAATGGATGAAGCAAGGCTTAATTCTATTAAAGTTGCAAATGAGAACAAACCAAAGGCAGAGGAGAAACAAGTAAATATCAACCCTCAACAACAGTATATACCGCCACAACAACAAGCTGATCCAAAAGCTGAAGATTGGGCGTCTAAAAATACATGGTTTGGTAATGACTCAGCAATGACTTATACTGCTTTTGATATACATAAAAAGCTTGTAGAAGTTGAAGGATATGATCCTAAATCTGATGAATATTATGCAGAAGTAGATAAAAGAATAAGACTTGAATTTCCGCATAAATTTGATAAGGTAGAGGATAATACTACAGAAAGAGCAAA